AATACTGCACGATTAACAATATCATCCACAGGAGTAGCTACTTTAAGTGCAGATGTAATTTTATCGGCAGCTAATCCTTTTGTTTATGGTGGAACATCTGTGGGGGGAGTAGGTATATCTAACACTTCAGGAAGTTCTTATATAAAAATATATGCTGCAAGTCATGCTACGCTTGCTAACAATATTCAATTTGTAAATGCAAGTAGTACTTCATTTTTAATTTCAAACACAGGAGCAGCTACCTTTAGTGGAAGTATAACTGCTAATGCAGGTTTAGCAATGGGTGGGCAAATTTTATCATTTGACCAATCAGGTACTAGGTCTTGGAGTGTACAAGCAACAGGAGGTAATTTAAACTTTCAAAGTGGAGATTCAGGTGGAGTTTTTAAATTTAATACCAATGTACAAACAGGTGACCAAATTTTAATAGGTTCAACCGCATCTGTTAATGGTGCGATAAATTTTATCAAAACAAATGGTACACCCGTAGCAAGTAGAATAACATTTGGCACAGATGGAACAGGCTACCAATTTGCAATAGCTAAAAATGTAAGTAGTACAATTACCGATTTGTTTACTTTACAAGACAATGGAGCAGCTACTTTTACAGGTTCAATTACATCTACAAATAGCACGGGTTCAATTTCAATGATAGCAGCAGGAAGTTCGGATACTAAAAACTCAAGCGGTTCATTTAATATATACGATACTACTAACAATAGAGGGTGGGGATTACAACAAGATGCTTCATATAAATTAAACTTTTGGCATTACAACGGAGGTTGGGCAAGTGTTGCAAATATTTCGGGAACAGGAGCAGCTACATTCTCTAGTAGTGTAAGTGCTACTTCCTTTTTTGAAGTGTCGGATAAAACACAAAAAACATTAATACAAGATAATGTTATTATAAATGGGATAGAAAATATATTAGCTAAAACTTATATCAAAGATAACAAAGAAGAAATTGGGTATTTTGCTCAAGACTTACAAGGAGTATTGGATTCTTCTATTAATATGGGAGAAAACGGATTATTGTCATTATCTTACAGACAAGTACATACTGCGAAAATATCTTCTTTAGAATTTAGAGTAAAAGAGTTGGAGAAAAAATTAATGAAATACGAAGCATAATGGCTCATATTTATAGACATATTAGGCTTGACAAAAACGAACCATTCTATATTGGCATTGGTGCTGATGATTTATGTAAACGAGCCTATGATGATAAAGCAACACATAGAAGCGATTGGTGGAATAGAATAGTAAGTAAAAGCGGATATTCAGTTGATATTCTATTTGAAGATGTAACCATAGATTTTGCTAAAGAAAAAGAAAAGGAATTTATATCATTATACGGAAGGATAGATTTGGGAACAGGTACACTATGTAATCAAACAAATGGGGGGGATGGAATTAATGGTTGGAAAGCTACTCCTAAAACTAAATTAAAAATGAGTGAAGCCGCTAAAATTAGAGGTACTGCAATGTTAAATACCCCTGAAATTATTGAGAAAAGGGCAAACTCAATGAGAGGTAAAAAAAGAACTCCTATTCAATGTGAAAGATTAGCTGCTTGGCAAAGGGGTATTCCAAAACATAAAGAGCAAATTGAAAAGATGAGGGCAACCAAGTTATTGCAAGAAAATGTAGAAAAAAGCAGAAATCAACCTAATTGTAAAAAAGTTTTGTGTTTAGATAATGGTGTAATATATAGAAGTTTTGCAGAAGCAGGAAGGCAATTAAATGTAGAAAGGTCAGCAATTTCTATGTGTTGTTTAGGTAAAAGAGATAATGCTAAAGGGTTAAAATTTATCTACGCATTAGAACAAGAGATTAAAGAATTAAAAGCTAAAATGAACTAATATGAGTTGGGCATCAATAGCAAGTAATCAAACAATATCCTTCACTAATCTAAAAGATGCGTGTGCAACAGGGGTGTTTACTGAAGCGGTAACCATACCTACTAGCAATGAGCAAGTAACCGCTGCGGATGTAGCAACTTATACTGATGCTATTGTAGCAGGAGGGGTAGCATCTAATCAATTACCTGTTAAGTCGGAGTTAACTACACCTACAAGGTATCTTGTTGATGTATCTTGCGATGGTACAACAAATGCTTTAGCGTGTGGATTATCACTACTTTGCGGTGCTTATACAAATAATGGTACTGTTATTTTTGGTACTGTCTTGTATGCTAATTCAACAGGAAGTACTTTATATGATATGACTGCTTATAATGGCTTATTTGTTAAAATCGCACAATATGATGGAATAGGAGTAGTAAAAGCTAGATTTGATTTAGCAACATCAACTTGTAATAACGGTCCACAATCTTGTTAACAATTAAAAATAAATAAAAAATGAAAACAATTTCACCTATCCAAAGTTGGATAAACGGAAAATCAGTAACGGCAACTATCTTTAATATGTATGTAATCGGTGGGGTGCTAGGTTCATCTGCATCGTTTTACTACTCATTATTAGATAGTGATTTAATTAATGTAGCTCAAGGCAACTTAACAATGAGTGGGGAAGCCTACGCTGCTTGGGGTAATGATGATGAGTATGCTTGGGATTGGGCAGCATCACCTGAACAGCTTAATTTGACCATTACAGGCGATTATGTACCTCCTGTGCCTGAAGAAATTGAAGAAGTTGAAGAAGTTGCACCAACAAGTAGTATTTAATCATATCTTTGTAAAAATCAAATCAAATGAAATACAATCAGTTAAACATCCTAGTGGCGTCAATTAATGCCGTTATTGGGTCTCAAGAGACAAAAATTCAGAAAAAGTTATTTAAGTTGTACGAGAAGGTTAAACCTGCTCACGAAAGTTATCAATCCCAAGTGGAAGACTTAAGACTTGACAATGCTTCTACTGACGACAAAGACATTCTTTTGTTAGATGACAAAGGTGGCTACAAGTTCACTAAAGATGGTATTAAGAAGTTAACCGCTCAAATTAAAGAATTGGGTGAAAAAGAGTTTGACTTTAAACCTATTGATGTTATTAATGCACAAGGTCTTGAAGTATTTACGTTTCTTAAAGATTGGACTATAGGTATTGAGTTTATCAAGGATGAAGAAGAGGAGGAGTTGTAATGGACATTCGTAAAATATCAATAGGACCTGACTACAAAGGCGGTGCTATGCACTATATTGTAGGTCAGAAAATCCTTGGCGATACTAACGAAATTCATCTTATTAGGATTAATCCTGAGAAAGAATCTATTCAAATCTTTATTATAAACGAGAAGGCGGAGGTGGTGCTTTGGAAAGAGTTCACCTCCACCATTCCCATATCCATTGAATATAACATCAATATCTAATGCAGTCTCCATTCTACTTCATAGCTAAGCCTGTGAATGGAAGAAGGTACGACAATACAAAAGAGATAGGAGGTGTTGACTTTATTGTCAGCACTTCTGAGGAAGACCATAAGTTTTCCAACCGATTTGCAGAAGTCGTTGAACTTCCATTGGGTTATAACGGTCCTATCAGGGCAGGTGACACTTTACTTGTGCACCATAACGTATTCAAGTTCTATAACGATATGCGGGGTAGGCAAAAAAGCGGCAAGTCATTCTTTAAAGACGACCTATTTTTTATCGAGACCGAACAGTTCTATATGTATAAGCACGACTCCACGTGGAACGCTTATGATAGATACTGCTTTATCAAACCCGTACCTGCAACTGAAAGCTATATCAAGAAGCCATTCTCAGAAGAACCCCTAATGGGTGTAATGAAGTACCCTAACGAGTACTTACTTGAACGTGGTATCAAAGTAGGAGATATGGTATGCTTCTCTCCGGATAGCGAATACGAGTTTACAGTAGATGAAGAGAAGTTATATAGGATGTACGACCACCAAATAACAATCAAATTATGAATCTAATCACATTTGACAACATTATTAAAGACCCTTTATCTTATGTATCAGATATACACTTGCACGAATTTCAAGACGTGGCAGACGGGGAACACACTTTCAGAAACATTCAACCAAGGGATAGTAACGATGAGTTTGCCTTATACGTCACTAATTTATTTCTTGGTTACAAGGTAGACTTAAACTTTATTCGTAAGTCACCACTCCATCAAGAAGAGCCAAACTTTGTACATACTGATGAAATGATGGGTGATATAACCTGTCTTTTGTATTTAAACGAGCAGGCACCTGAAGATGACGGGACTACTATTTACGATGAGGACAAGAAGCCACTACTTACAATGTACTCTAAGTTTAATCGTATGATAGCCTTTAACGCAGAGGCTCCACATTCACGCAATATTTTTGATAACTTTGGAGAAGCAGAAACTGCAAGGTTGGTTCAGATAATTTTCTTAAAAGCTAAGTAATGAGAGACACTAAAGAAATAAAATTACGCATTATTGAAGCGGGGTATAAAGCCGTTAGTCATCTTATAAAGGTGGCTGAGGAAGATATTATTAATACTGAGTCAGATACAGATGTGTCTGCAGATAAGATGAAGAACGCAGCAGCAGCTAAAAAGTTAGCCATCTTTGATGCGTTTGAGATACTAAGTAGAATAGAAACGGAGAAAGAAAATTTGGATTCCGCAGACAGAGGAATAAGTAAAACAGATACAAAACAAGGATTTGCAGAAAGAAGGTCAAAGCAATAGTTTATGCCGTATAGTTGAAAGTCATATACCGGCTTCCGTCATCTCTAATAAAAATAGAGTGAGGTCGTGGTTGTATGGTTACAATCCTCAGTACGATATTGTTGTTATCTCAAAGACCGGACAGATAGGGCAGATAGTAGAGATAGAGGGATTATTTATTGCTCTTCCTGCTATACCCGATAAGTGTCTTCAAAGACACACATCTAAAGCTGAACAATATTGGGAGCGTCAAGACCTCCCACGTGAATTGTCTAAGATACAATCCATATTTCAGTGGAACGAAAAGCCAAAAGAATTTAAAGACCGTTGGGTTGATTATATTGAAAAGGAGTTTGACTACAGGGAACAAGGATATTGGTTTATGAATAATGGTGTTAAAACCTACATAACCGGTTCTCATTATATGTACCTGCAGTGGTCAAGTATTGACATAGGCTATCCCGACTTCCGTGAAGCAAATAGAATCTATTGGATATTTTGGGAAGCGTGTCGTGCTGATGCAAGGTCATTTGGTATGATATACCTAAAGATTAGACGTTCGGGATTCTCATTTATGTCATCCTCAGAGTGTATTAACATAGGTACCCTCGCACGTGACGCACGTATAGGTATCTTATCTAAGACGGGTGCCGATGCTAAAAAGATGTTCACAGATAAGGTTGTCCCCATTAATAGTCGCCTTCCTTTCTTTTTTAAGCCAATAATGGATGGTATGGACAAGCCAAAGACAGAGTTGGCATTTAGAGTCCCTGCATCTAAGATTACTAAGAAAAATATGTACGAAGCCAACGACAATGAGATTGACGGATTGGATACATCAATAGATTGGAAGAATACGGAAGACAACTCTTATGATGGAGAGAAGCTACTCTTCTTGGCTCACGATGAGTCTGCCAAGTGGACTAAGCCTGTAAACATTAAAGAGAATTGGCGTGTAACTAAAACCTGTTTGCGTTTAGGTAGTAAGATTATTGGTAAGTGTATGATGGGTTCAACGTCTAATGCCTTAAGTAAAGGGGGACAGAACTACAAAGATATTTACGAGGATTCAAATGTAAAGGTTCGTAACGCCAACGGACAGACTAAAAGTGGCTTATATGCCCTATTTGTACCTATGGAATGGAATATGGAAGGATTCATTGATAGATATGGTCATCCTGTATTCCGCAAGCCTGTTGAGGCTATAATGGGTGTGGATAACAATTGGATTATAAATGGAGCCATTGACTATTGGGAGGCGGAGGTAGACTCATTGAAGAGTGATGCTGATGCACTGAACGAATTTTATCGTCAGTTCCCACGGACGGAGTCTCACGCTTTCAGAGATGAGAGTAAGCAGGCTTTATTTAATTTAACCAAATTATATCAACAGATTGACTATAACGACTCAATGATTAAGGGACAATACCTTACTCGTGGGTTATTCTCGTGGAAGGATGGTATAAAAGATACCGAGGTAATATGGACGCCTGATACTCGTGGTAGATTTAATATTGCTTGGGCACCGCCTAAGCATATGCAAAATAATATTCACATACGCAATGGAATTAAGTATCCCGGTAACGAACATCTTGGTTCATTTGGTTGTGACTCCTATGACATCTCAGCCGTAGTTGGTGGACGTGGTTCTAATGGTGCACTGCACGGTATGACTAAGTTCCATATGGATGACGCTCCTGTTAATCAATTTTTTTTAGAGTATATTGCTCGTCCACAAACAGCAGAAATATTTTTTGAAGAAGTGTTAATGGCTTGCATATTCTACGGAATGCCTATCTTAGTGGAGAATAACAAACCAAGACTTTTATACCATATAAAAAATAGAGGATACCGAGGTTTCTCTGTTAATAGACCGGATAAGCAAATGGCTAAGTTAACAAAGACTGAGCGTGAGTTAGGAGGTATTCCAAACTCATCAGAAGATGTAAAGCAAGCACACGCTTCTGCAATTGAGTCTTACATTGAGAAATTTGTAGGATTAGATTTAGAAGCAAAATATAGAGACCCCGAGGAGATGGGCACAATGCCATTTACAAGAACACTTGAGGATTGGGCGAGGTTTGATATAAACGACAGAACAAGATTTGATGCGTCTATTAGTTCGGGATTATGTATAATGGCAAATCAAAAGCACTTATATATGCCGGAGAAAAAAGAATCAAATTTAATTATTAACTTTGCTAAGTACAAAAACGATGGAACAACAAGTCAATTAGTTAGATGAAAAATGTAACAATACAAATAAATGCCACATCTTTTCCAAGTCAATTAGCAACTGATGCGGAAAGAGCATCTGATGAATTTGGTTTGCAGGTGGGGCAAGGCATACAATATGAGTGGTTTCGTAAAGATGGTAACTCTTGTAGGTACTATAGCCAATGGAGAGATTTCCGTAGGTTAAGGCTATATGCAAGAGGTGAACAGCCTATTGGTAAATATAAAAATGAGTTAGCTGTTGATGGCGATTTGTCTTATTTAAATTTAGATTGGACTCCTGTTCCTATTATTCCAAAGTTTGTTGACATTGTTGTTAATGGAATGTCTGATAGGCTTTTTAAAGTTAAGGCGTATGCACAAGATGCAATGTCTCAAGCTAAAAGAAGTAAGTATCAGGATATGGTTGAGTCTCAGATGGTATCAAAAGATATTTTAACAACGATAAAAGAAAAGACAGGTGTTGATACATTTATGATGGACCCTGAGCAACTTCCTGAAACAGACGAAGAGTTGTCGTTGTATATGCAGCTTAAGTTTAAGCCTGCTATTGAGATTGCAGAAGAGGAAGCAATCAATACTATTTTTGATGAGAATCATTACGATGATTTAAGAAAGAGACTTGACTACGATGCAACAGTAATTGGTATTGAGGTTGCAAAACACGAATTTTTACAAGGCACAGGCGTTCAGATTTCATATGTTGACCCTGCTAATATTGTTTATAGTTATACTGAAGACCCATTCTTTAAAGATTGTTTTTATTGGGGTGAGATTAAAACACTTCCAATAGGGGAATTGATGAAGATTGACCAATCTTTAACAAGAGAAGATTTACAAGAGGTTACACAATATAGCCAAGCGTGGTATGATTATTATAACGTATCACAGTTCTCTGAGAACAGTATGTTTAATCGTGATACTTGCACTTTATTATATTTTAATTATAAGACCACTAAAAAGGTAGTTTACAAAAAGAAAACTTTAGAAGGTGGCGGTTCTCGTATTATTGAGAAAGATGAAACTTTTAATCCTCCTACCGAAATGATGGAGGAGGGTAATTTTGAGAAGATAGAGAAGACTATTGACGTTTGGTATGAAGGTATTATGGTAATGGGTACCAATATCTTATTGCAGTGGAAACTTTCTGAGAATATGGTTCGTCCTAAGTCAGCATCTCAGCACGCACTACCAAACTATGTAGCTTGTGCTCCACGTATGTACAAGGGAGTTATTGAGTCGTTATGTAGAAGGATGATACCATTTGCTGACTTGATTCAAATTACGCATTTAAAATTACAACAAGTTATTGCTCGTACAGTTCCGGATGGCGTCTTTATTGATGCTGATGGTCTAAACGAGATTGACCTAGGTACGGGTAACGCATACAATCCTGAGGACGCTTTAAGATTATACTTCCAAACGGGTAGTGTAATTGGACGTAGCTTCACTCAAGATGGTGACTTTAACAACGCAAGAGTACCTATTACTCAATTAAACTCTAACTCAGGTGCTGCTAAAACGCAGATGTTGATTACAAATATGAACCACTACGTTGATATGATTAGGTCTGTGACCGGTCTTAACGAAGCGAGAGATGGTTCTAATCCTGACCCTAACTCATTAGTTGGTCTACAAAAGATGGCTGCATTAAACTCAAATACAGCTACAAGACATATCCTTGATGGTTCTTTGTACGTTTATCGTTCATTAGCAGAGGCTTTGACTTATAGAGTTGCGGACATTTTGCAATATGCTGACTTTAAAGACGAGTTTGCTAATCAAATTGGTAAGTACAATGTATCTATATTAGACGAGATTAAAGACCTATATATTTATGACTTTGGTATATTCATTGAGGTTTCACCTGATGAAGAACAAAAGGCACAATTAGAAGGCAATATCCAAATGGCATTGTCTAAAGGTGACATTAACCTTGAAGACGCAATTGACATACGTGAGATTCGCAACATTAAACTTGCTAATCAATTACTTAAGATGAAGCGTATTAAGACTCAAGAGCGTTTAGAGAAGAATGAGATGCAGAAGCAGGCAATGATTGCTCAACAACAATTGAAGTCTCAAGAGATGGCAGGACAGGTTGCAATGCAGAAGATTGACTTGGAGACAAGGTCTAAGATGCAGATTAAACAAGCAGAGGTAGCTTTTGATATTCAAAAAATGGAGAAAGAAGCGGAGATGAAATCTTATCTAATGCGTGAGGAGTTTGATTATAATTTGCAGCTTCGTGGTATGGAGACAAGTAATATAAATACTAGAGAGCAAACAAAAGAGGATGCTAAAGCAAAAAGAATTAGCCAACAAAATACAGAACAATCTAAATTAATTAATCAAAGGAAGAACAATCTACCTCCAATAAGTTTTGAATCAAATGAGGATAGCTTGGATGGTTTTGATTTAGCTGAATTTGAGCCTCGTTAAAATGTCGAAATTTTTATCTATTTTTGTATAAATAAAATCAAATCAAATGGAATATAAAGTTAGAGCCGTAGAAATGCTTGAACCAAAAAGCGTTCAAGAAGTAGAGAAGCAGTTACTTGATAAACACGAAGATTCGTTGAGTCAAGAAAATAATGAAGCAGATAAAGAGGTTATAATAGACCCCGTACCTGCAGGTGTTGATTTAAAGGATGAAGATGTTCTTTCATATATTGGTAAGAGATATAACAAGCAGATAAATTCATTGGATGAATTGGTAGCTGAGCGTAAAGAAGCTGAGCAATTGCCTGAAGATGTAGCTGCTTATATGAAATACAAAAAGGATACGGGACGTGGGTTTGACGATTTTTTAAAGTTAAATAAAGACTTTGATACAATGAGTCCTGACCAACTCCTTAAAGAATACCTTTCTTCCACACAGGAAGGTCTTGATAGTGATGACATTGAGACGTTAATGGATGAGTACAAGTTTGACACTGATTTAGATGATGAGTCAACCGTTAAAAAGGCAAAAATCGCAAAAAAGAAAGTTCTTGCTGAAGCCAAGAAATATTTCACTTCCCAAAAGGAACAATATAAAATGCCCCTTGAGTCAAGAACGGCATTTATTCCAAATGAGGAGAAAGAAATATACGATAGCTATAAGCAATATACCCAACAGGCAAAGACCATAGAAGAGGAGAACAATCGTAAACGTCAATGGTTTGACCAAAAGACGAACGATGTTTTTAGCGGAGAGTTCAAAGGTTTTGAGTTCAATGTTAATGACAAGAAGTTCACGTTTGCTCCCGGAGACGCTAGTGAGTTAAAAAAGAACCAAGCTACACCACAGAACTTTATTAACAAGTTCTTAGATGGGCAAGGTTTGATGAAAGACGCAGCAGGCTATCATAGGTCATTGTCGATAGCAATGCATCCTGACAAATTTGCTAAATTCTTTTATGAACAAGGGTTATCTGATGCTACTGAAGATGTTATGCGTAAAACCAAAAACATTAATATGTCAGAGCGTAAAGCACCCGAGGTTAGCAAGTTAACGAATGGAATGCAGGTGAAAGCGTTAAACCCTGATTCAGGACGAAACCTGAAAATACGCAGTATAAAAAAAATATAAACAATTAAAATTTTAAAAAAATGGCAAGTGCACTTTTAAGTAACCCTACCTTCGCCCTGCAGCCTTCTGCAGAACAGGTAGCTTTACAAACAAACTACATTACCAACTTCGACTTCTTAAATCAGTATCTTCCTGATACTTATGAGAAAGAATTTGAGCGTTATGGTAATAGAACAATCGCATCTTTCTTACGTATGGTAGGAGCAGAGATGCCTTCTAATTCTGACCAAATCAAATGGGCAGAACAAGGACGTTTACACATCAAGTACACAAGTTGTACTTCAGCAGCAGCAGCAGCAGCTTCAACAGCTACTTTTACTGTAGCTGATAGTGGTGTGACTTACATCGCTATTCGTGTTGGACAAACTTTGATGATTCAAAACAACTCATCAGGTGTTTTCAACAAGGCTATCGTAACTGCAGTTCCTTCAGCAACTACTTTCACAGTAGCTTACTACGAGACTGCAGGTCAAGCATTCGCAGTTTCTACAGCTTGTACCGTATTCATTTATGGTTCTGAGTTTAAGAAAGGAACTAACGGAATGGTTGGTTCATTAGAATCAGAAGATGATATCTACACTAACAACCCTATTATCATTAAAGATAAGTATGCGGTTAATGGTTCAGATATGGCTCAAATCGGTTGGGTTGAAGTTACTACTGAGAACGGTGCTACAGGATACTTGTGGTATTTGAAATCAGAGCACGAGACTCGTTTACGTTTTGAAGATTACTTAGAGACTTCAATGATTGAAGCTGTTCCCGCTGCGTCTGCTTCAGGTGCTGCAACTGCAGGCTTTATTGGTTCTCAAGGTATTTTCTACGTTGTAAACAGTCGTGGTAACGTTTGGGGTGGTGGTACTCCAACAACTTTATCTGATTGGGATTCTATCGTTTCTCGTTTAGATAAGCAAGGTGCTATCGAAGAGAACGTAGTATTCGTAAATCGTGGATTAAGTTTCGATATTGACAATATGTTGGCTCAATTGAATGGTTATACCGCAGGTAGTGCTTCTCAATCAGCTTCATATGGTCTTTTCGATAACGATGTTGATATGGCGTTAAATTTAGGTTTCACAGGATTCCGTAGAGGTTATGATTTCTACAAGTCTGATTGGAAATACTTAAATGACCCAACAATGCGTGGTGGTTTAAGCAGTGCTGCTGCAACCGCAACCGGTACTATTACAGGTTTAATGGTTCCTGCAGGTTCTACTTCAGTGTACGACCAAATAATGGGAAAGAATGCTAAGCGTCCTTTCTTACACGTTCGTTACCGTGCTTCTGAAGCTGAAGACCGCAGATACAAGACTTGGATTACAGGTTCTGCCGGTGGTGCCGCTACAAGCGACTTAGATGCAATGGAGGTTAACTTCCTTTCTGAGCGTTGCGTATGTACCTTGGGTGCTAACAACTTCGTGTTATTCCGTTATGGATAATAGGTGGTAAATATAATTGGAGGGTGTCTTCAAAGACACTCTCCTTTTTTTAAATTAAATCAAATTAAATCTTATAAAAATGTCAAAAGTTATATCTTCTGTAGATAAAGTTTACAGATTAAAAATAGGTAATCCGCTATCATATACGTTAGCGTCAAGAAACCATCCTCGATTCCCACTAATGTGGTTTGACGAGAAAAACAACCAAAACCGTGCTCTTAGGTATTCCATAAATCAGAAGTCTCCTTTCGAGGACGAGCAAGATGGGAATGCTATTATTGAACCAATTATCTTTGAAGATGGGTTCTTAAGAGTGCCAAGAACAAATCCCGTACTACAACAGTTTTTACATTACCATCCATTAAATGGTAATATTTTTGTTGAAATAGACAAAGAAAAAGACGCAAGTGCTGAGGTTGAAGATTTAAACATTGAAGTTGATGCCTTAGTGGAGGCTCGTCAGCTTACACTTGACCAAATTGAAACCCTAACAAGAGTGATGTTTGGTAAAGACCCATCTACCGTATCTACTGCTGAGTTAAAGCGTGATATATTGGTATTTGCTAAAAGAGACCCAAGAGAGTTTTTAAATATATTGAATGACCCTGAATTAAAATTCCAAGCCAAAGTCCGTACATTTTTTGAAAATAAGTTATTGGTATTAAGAAATGGCGAGAAAGAAGTATGGTTTAACACAGCTACTAATAAAAAGAAGATGTTGTCAGTTCCATTTGGAGAAGACCCTTTTAGTATGGTAGCCCATTTCTTACAAAGTGACGAAGGCATAGATTCGCTAAAGATGTTAGAAGCAACTTTGTCATAGATATATTTGGTTATTGATAGATTGATAGGTTAGAGAGGGTACTGATTGTGCCCTCTTTTTTTTATGTATATTTGTAAAAAAGAACTAATGATAAACTCAGTAAGAAATGCGGTATTGTCTGTGTTGAACAAGAACAACTATGGATATATCTCTCCTTCTGATTTCAATCTGTATGCTCAAAATTCACAGATGGAGATTTATGAGGAGTATTTTAACAATTACAATAAGGTTATAAATGCAGAAAATGCTCGATTGTCGGGTGTAGACTATGCTGATATGGAACAACCAACAGCAGAAGTTTTAGAATATTTTCTACGAACAGACTATTTAACAAAAATAGCTGCTAACAAATTCTCAATGCCTACTCCTGCGACAACAGGTTATTACACTTATATGTTATTGGACATCAAGTGTAGACCGGTTACATTAAAAACAGGTACAAATACATCCGTAGTTAGTAGTCAGTTAGTTGATAGTACTGCTACATTTTTATCAGATGATATTTCAACAGGTGACGTTGTTACTAACATAACAACAGGTTTAGTATCTACCGTAACATCGGTAGTTAGTAATACCGTATTAGCATTAGACTCAAATATATTTTTAGCTTCTGCAAACTCTTATGGAGTTTTTTCTTCATCTACTAATGTTCAAGCGGAAAAAGTAATTAATAATAAACTTACGTTGTTGGTTAATTCAAATTTAACGCAACCAACAAATGAGTTCCCTGTTTACGCATTACAAGGCTCAGAATTGACTTTTTATCCTACAACTATAAGTAATAAGGGGCAAGTAGAATCAACCTATTTTAGGTATCCTGCAGTTCCAAAATGGACATATATAACACTTACTAATGGTGAGCCGGTGTTTGACCAATCTCAAAATGATTATCAAGACTTTGAACTGCCTCCTGAAGATGAATATAAGTTAATTACAAGGATTCTTCAGTATTGTGGTGTATCTATTCGTGAGACTGAGGTTACGCAATTTAGTATGGCTAAAGAACAACAAGAACAAAATCCATAAAAATTTAAGATATGGCATATATATCACAGTATCAATATTACGAGAATGGAGGTGTAGTACCTGAGGACGCCAATTGGGGGTCTTATCAGTTTATTAGCCTAACTGACATAGTCAATAACTTTTTATTGATGTATGCAGGAAACCATTCTTTAGTTAATAACGAAGAACGTTATAAAATATTATTTCACGCAAAGCGTGCTATTCAAGAGTTAAACTATGATGCTTTTAAAGAAATTAAAGTATTAGAGTTAACTGTTCCTGACACATTAAGATACATATTACCTTCTGACTACGTCAATTGGGTTCGTGTATCTTTATATAAAGATGGTTGGCTTAGA